GTTGTTTCCTTTGGTCCTCAAGTTCGTCCTCGTCCACATACCCGGTTTCACTGGCCCGGTGCACCACCACATACCAATCCGGGTGTTCCCGATACTTGTCGTAGAGCTGGAAAAAGGCATTGTGACCCATGGGGGTGCCGATGAAGGTCGCCCTTCCCTTCCGGTCTGCCAAGGCTGGGCGGATGATTTCTTCCCATGTCCGCTCTGACATCTGGGCATATTCGTCGAGAGCTACGGCATCCAGATAGATACCTCGGAGGCTGTCGGGACTGTCCGCTCCGTAAAGCGAGATGCGGCCTCCATTCGGGAAGTCCGCCCTCAGTTCAGCTTGGTTATAGGTCATCCCCGGAATAGCTCTGGTGAACTCTTGGAGGTAGTCCCAAGCCACCGCCTTAGCTTGCCGGTACAGGGGCGCGATGTAGGCCCCTCGTGGCCTTGGCTTCTGGCAAGTGATGATGTCCCGCACTAGGTCGTTCAGCACCATAACCGTCTTGCCGAACCGTCGATGGCAGACCGCTATTGCCCATCGCTCTTTGCGGTTGTGGTAGTCGAGCTGAAGCGGTCTGGGGGCGTAGTTTATTTCGATGCGCTGTCGGACCATGTGATGACAAGCTCAATCGGCCCATCTTCTCCGGCAATCGTCTGGCTGACCTTTCCTTCTAGGCGGTCCCCGATTTCCTTTAGTGCCGCAATGTCTCCACCTTCAGCAGCGGTGATAATGGCATTGGCCAAGGAGTCCAGCTTCTTACCCTGCATGACAGCGCGCCTGATGGCATCGCTCCATACCTTTGTTTTGGTAGCGTTTTTATTTCCGAGAGGGGCTCCACCGGGCACGTTATGTTAACTCCTTAATTTTTGACGCCTCGGGATTTTGTCACTTTTGGACTATTTGCACAATCCTACCACTTAGTACGGTCCGCCCACCACGCAGCAGACGACTTCCCCTTAGCGATGTTCTTGGCATGGCGAGCCTTGAATGATTTGCGCTTCTGTTTCATCTTGTCGCTCTCCCCTGCCTTGGGCTTTCCTGCGGTCTTGGCTCCCTGCTCCCCAAACCTGATGAGCTTCTCGGTCCCGTCGTAGCAAGCCTTAACCACATGGCTCTTGCTTGGGTGTCCTGAAGTGCGCTTTGGTTTGTTGCAGGGCAGCGTGTCTTTGTCGAGGAGTCCGGCCATTTAAGCACTCAGCAGTAGGAGGATTTCTTCGTCATCTTTTTTATTTTTCTGCTTCTCCGATGTATTTTAACGAAACACCTGGAGAAATAAGGTAACTTGTCCCATGCTCGTCTTGCATTTCTACTGCGTCATAGCCTAATTGTCTTGCAATTTGGCCTCGCATTTTTTGAGCAACAAAGCTGGCTTCTATGTAGTCATCAGCCAATCCCGCAGACAAAGCCAACTCATCGGCGTCGCTCGTTTCTTCAATGATTGCTTTCCATGCCGATTCAAACTCTGGATCATTTTCCTTTATTTTTGTTATTTTGCTGAATACATCTAAGACTTTTTTGTACGGTAATTCATAGTTCAAATCGTAATTCGTTAAAATTTTATGCTCCGGAATATCCGCAAAATAATTGTGACCGGACCCATGCCCTTGCACTCTCTCGACAGATGCAAAAAAACCATCAAATGTCCCGCCCTTTGGGACTTGCTCAAACCCTGGGTCGTGCCCCCCGTGGTATAAACGAAGATATCCTTCTTTTTCTAGAATATCTTTGACGTCATCATTTGCGATTTTTTGAATAGAAGGCGCTCGCCTTACTGCGGACAGAATTTCCGTCGGGCTTGGGGCTAGCATTCTTGCTGCCTCGTATGCAACGCCTTGGCCTTGCGGAAGCCCCATCTGCTGCGCGAACCAATCCCCAGTACCAATTTGCTGCTCAGAACCAAGAAGGCCCCGAATCGCCGTGGCATACGGATTGCCAGCGGTCGCAGGGCCTAGTAGGCCCGCTCTAACTTGGTTGAGCGTATCTACTGGAGTTCCTAGAACGTCAGCGGTCATCCCGCGCGCTAGGCCCCTTCCGATGTTTCTTAGAGTGTCTGCCATGATTTAAGCACTCAGCAGTAGGAGGATTTCTTCGTCATCTCGCAGCAGGCGTGCAAGTCGGCTCTCTTGAGCCTGCACCCTTGTTTCAATTTTGACAGCGGCTTTTTTAATCCGCTTGGCTAGAACCTCGTCTCCAAGGCCCTTAGCGATGGCGGCTTGGTCGTCTGCTTCTTGCTGGAGCTGCCGGAGCAACTCGATTTCTTCTGCCCTTGACCGAACGACAAAGACTCGGCCATTAACCGAAACCCGTTTCGGATATTTCGATTTCTTCCCTGATGCCCCGCCTTTCGGGACAACAACAGGAACCCCGCTAATCTGGAAAGCGGAGTCCTGAAAAGCATTTTGCTGAAATGCGCTAGCCATTCATCCAGGGCAGTTCTACGGCTCTCGGAACCGGCAGCTTTTGCCCCTCAATCTGGTCTTTCACCATTTCTTCGTAGACCTCAGCCCTTTCCCCGAGGGCGGCCAAGGTCCAGTTAACGGCTTCGTCAGCAGTAACGTCAGCCAGAGGAATAAAATTGCCGGGGTCAGGAGGAAGCAAACGAACATCGCTTCCAGCAGAGCCTTTAAGACCCCCTTCTTCTCCGAGGCACTCGAAATAGCTGATGACCGCGACATCTGAAAGCGGACCTTCATCGATGACCTCGAACTTCGTTACTTTCCAAGTGTAGTTAATCATTTGACTTAACCTGGGCCTCTGCTTGGTCTTTGATTTTCAGCACCAAAGGCCAAGCCCCCGAAGATGTCGGGAGGTTGCCCAAGGTCTGAAGGATTGCATTCACTTCCTCAACCGTCAGTTCTAGTTTTATCATGGGATTGTGCTCGCTAAGAGATAGTAAATAGTTCCATTGAAACGAACCGCGATGGTTCTATCCGCCGCCGGAGTTCCCGTTCCGACGTTAGTTCCTTCTGTGTAAAAGCTCGGAATTGTATTCCCCGCTGACAAGTCTGAACTGTAAAATTGAACCGTGTCGGCCACGCCGGTCGTGGGGGCTGTTCCAGTAAAAACAGAAAAGGTATTGGTTGCACTAGTCCCAAACGTAGACGTTGCAAGTCCAAGATTGTTGGAACCATTCAAGGTCATGCGCTGGGTCGTGCCCCCTGCGCCAGCGCCTGTCCACCAAGTAAAAATACCTTGGGTTCCGCTCGCTCCCCATGACAAAAAACGCATCTGACCGCTTGCAGTATTGAAATCCATCGTGCCAGCAGATGTCTGATTTGCGCTTGTGATGGCTCCCCCAACCCGCACCGCCCCATTCACGTTGAGCTGCTGGTCTCCAGCACTTGCGCTTCCAATTCTAACTAGGCCGCCGAAGTAATTTACTGCAGTTCCCGCCATGTAGACGCCGAATCGATTAGTTCCGGATGCTATACCCGAGTAGAAACCATAGGTGATTGTGGCATCTGTCATGCCAGAATCTGCTAAGAATCCGTATTGCGCAGTAATCGTTGAGCCCGCCCCTTTTGCCTGTGGCTGTGCATAAAAATGCACCATATTTGCCAGCGTAAAAGTGGCGGCTTGCGTTATCGGCCTGCTTTTGTAGGTCGTATACTCGCCGGTGATGCCGCTTCCAATCGTAGGTTGCGCTTGAATTGAAGCGCCCGACGAAGAGCCTGATAATGTTCCGCCGATGACTGCTCCAATAGCAGCTCCTGCGGAAGTGCCTATGCCTATGCTGCCGAGCGCGGGGGAATTTGATAACACAACTGAGCCAGTTCCCGTTGAGGTCGTGACTCCAGTTCCGCCATTTGCAACAGCTAAAGTGCCCGCCAACGTAACGGCGCCTGTGGTGGCTGTATTTGGGGTCAGGCCCGTCGTTCCGGCGCTGAAAGAAGTGACACCGCCACCCCCACCAGACTGGGCGACCCAAGAGGTAACCCCTGCCCCGTCGGTCGACAGAACATACCCATTAGTGCCCGCAGAGGTCGGCAAAGTAAGCGTCCAAGTCCCCGCAGCGGCTGCGGTGTTGACCGTGACTGTGCCAGAAGATGATCCATTCAGGCCCAATGACGAGGCGCTGAGAGTAGTGAAGGCTCCTGTGGTAGGAGTCGTCGCTCCAACAGTTCCATTGATGTTGATTGAAGCGGTGCCAGTCGCGTTAGTGAGCGTTATGGCAGAGGGAGTCCCCAGGTTAGGGGTTATTAACGTCGGGCTCGTGGCTAGTACGTTATCGCCGCTTCCCGTATTCGTGACGCTGACTATGTTTTTGCTTGAATCAAGCGCAAGCGCGGTGCTTGCAGTAAGGGCAGAAAGATTAGTGGTCCCGTTTACCGTAAGATTTGTGTTGCAAGTTGTATTGCCTGCAAAATAATTCG